AGAAGACCGTATCGGCGAACATCCGTTCCGAGATGAAGGCTGGCAAGCCGCAGAAGCAGGCCGTCGCCATCGCGCTGTCCAAGGCGGCCAAGTCAAAACGAAAGAAAGCGAAGAAGTGATGGCGAGATCAACCGCAGACAAGGCGAAGGCCGCGGTGAAGCGTGCGGGCGTTGCGGGCGTTAATAAGCCCAAGCGCACCCCGTCGCACCCGACCAAGAGCCACGTCGTGGTCGCGAAGAGCGGTGATCAGGTTAGGACGATACGCTTTGGCCAGCAGGGCGTGAAGGGCGCGGGATCTGCGCCCAAGACCGAAGCCGAGAAGAAGCGCCGCGCATCGTTTAAGGCGCGCCACGCGCAGAACATCGCCAAGGGCAAGATGTCGGCGGCATATTGGGCGAATAAGGAGAAGTGGTGATGGCGACGGCCGAGCAACTACGCCGGGCGCGTGAGCGCCAGAGCATCTTCAGCGGCATCTACGACGCCGCCCGCCAGAATGCGGCTGAGCTGCAGGCGCAGGGGCGCCGCCCAGTGTGGGGCGGTTTGCTGTCAAAGGAGCCTGTCCGCGGCACCGATACCGTGCGCTGGGAGGGCAACGTCGCCGGCTTGCTCGAGCCTATGGTCCGTGCGATTGACGCGCCTGTATCGGCCATGCGTGGGCTGCTGCCGCAGGAAGACATCCCCATGGAGGCCATGGGAACGGCTGGCTTGGCTGCTACAGGTGCGCTTGGCACTACGGCGAAAAGCGCGGCGACATACGATCCTAGCACTGTAAGAATTTTTGCCGGCGCAAACGCAAAAACTGCTGATTTAGACGCCCTTAAAAAGGCGCGTGCACTTTCAGCCAGACTAAGGTCGCCTCAAGAAATTTGGGATGAAACTGGATGGTTTAAGGGGGCTGACGGAAAATGGCGCTTTGAGATTGATGACAGTAAAGCGATTTTGCGCCAGAAAGCTGCTGACGCGCTTAACTACGGCGGTCCAGAGTATCAAACAAATTACTCTGGCGGCCTTTTGCACCAGCAGCTGCTTGGCGGCCATTACAGGGGGCAAGAATTGCCTGCGGCATATCCAAACATGTTTGGTGACATGGATTTTTCGCAGCGGCCAAGGCAAAGCGGTTCGTTTGATCTTGATACTGGGCAGATACGTGTTTCGTCACCTGACGCGAGTGAGGGATTGCCTGTTGCGCTTCACGAGCTGCAGCATGCCGTTCAGGCGCAAGAGGGCTTTGCGCCCGGCTCCAACCCTAGCTTTGAGTTAAATGAACTCTTAACTTCTCGCATGAATGAAACGCGCAGAATTTCAAATGAAATTGACAAGAAGCAAGCTGAACTTGGTTTGTCTGGATACAGGCCAAAGCACCCAGAACTTGAGCCGCTTTATGCAGAATATGATAGGGCTGTAAATCGAGCCATATCTGACGAAGAAGCCTACCAGCAATACATTAGAACTGCTGGCGAGGTGGAGGCAAACAATGTGATGAAGCGTCGAACAATGACCGCTGAGCAGCGCCGCGCCACGCCTCCTTGGGAGACGCAAGATTTCCCATATGATGAGCAAATTGTAAGGACGCGAGAAGCACGTCGCGGCCTATTGGACTGACAGGAGCCACAATAATGGCAGGCATACTCGACAAAATGGCGTTTTTCGATGCCATCCAGCGCGCAGAGAGCAGCGTCGACCCGTATACCACGAGCGAGACCAAGCCGCTGTCGCAGCTGCGCGGGAACAAGAAGGGCGCGATCGGGCCGATGCAGGTGAAGGCGCCCACGGCGGCCGACCCCGGCTACGGCGTGCCTAACATCTTCGAGATCGCCCGCGGCTTTGGCTTTGACGTCGCCAACGAGGACATCGACACCGCGCGCATGCTGCTGCAAGACCCCGAGGTCAACCGCGCCTTTGGCGAAGCGTATCTCGAGGGCATGCTCGGCAAGTTTGGCAACATGGACGAGGCCGCCGCTGCCTACAACTGGGGGCCGGGCGAGAAGGGCATGGGCGGCGGCGCCGCAGGCATGCCGCAGGAGACCCGCGAATACGTGTCAAAAGTGCGCCAGTTTTACAATCAGGCGACTGGGCAGACGATGCCTGTCAACATCAGCCCGCGCCCCAAAATGCGCCCCAAAGGACTGCTTGACCAATGAAAAACGAGATCAGCGATATGATTGAGGACATCGAGGAGCAGTTCCTCGACGTCATGGATGAGGACGAGCTGCAGGGCATCGTCGGCAAAGAGATCGACGACGCCATCGATTTCATCGACAACTGGATCTCGCCAGTGCGCGCCACGGCGACGCAATACTACCGCGGCGAGCCGTTTGGCGACGAAGAAGAGGGCCGCAGCCAAGTTGTCAGCATGGACGTGCGCGACACCGTGCAGGCGATCATGCCGTCGCTGATGCGCATCTTCCACGGCTCGGAGCGCACCGTCGAGTTTGCGCCTAACGGCCCCGAAGATGTGGCGGCCGCGGAGCAGGCCACGGCATACGTGAATTTCATTATGAACCGCGACAACGACGGCTTCTTGGTCACGCATTCGGCGTTCAAGGATGCGCTCGTTCGCAAGGTCGGCGTCATCAAGGCTTACTGGGACGACCAGACCAAGTTCGAGACGCATGACCTGTCCGGCATCGACGACGCCGGCTTGGCCGCGATTGCCGCTGACCCCGCCGCCGAGATCGAGGTGGTGGCGTCCGAGGCGATGGGCGAGCCGCAGATTGACCCGATGACTGGCCAACTGATCCCGCCGCCGATGGTCCACAGCATCCGCGTGACTTACGTGCATCCAGATGGCCGCGTGAAGATCGAGGCCGTGCCGCCAGAGGAGTTCCTGATCTCGCGCGAAGCCAAGTCGGTTGACGAGGCCGACTTTGTCGCGCACCGCCGTATTGTTACGGTATCCGAGCTGGTGGCGATGGGCTACGAATACGACGACGTGGCCGACTTGTCCTCGGCCCACGACGACATGAACACCAACGTGGAACGCTACACGCGGAACAGCGCGCTAACCAACGAGATGAACGAGCGCAACGACCCCGCGATGAAGAAGGTGCTTTACGTCGAGAGCTACATCCGCGTGGACTACGACAACGACGGCATCGCGGAGCTGCGCAAGATCTGCACCGCCGGCGACGGCAAAAAGATCCTCGCCAACGAGCCGTGCGCCGTGGCACCGTTTGCCACGTTCTGCCCCGATCCCGAGCCGCACGATTTCTTCGGCATGAGTGTCGCCGACACCGTGGCCGACATTCAGCGCATCAAATCTTCGATCATGCGCAACACACTGGACAGCTTGGCCATGTCGATCCACCCCCGCGTCGCTATCGTCGAGGGCATGGTTAATGTCGACGACGTGATGAACACCGAGACAGGCGCCATCATCCGCCAGCGCGCGGCGGGCCAAGTGCAGCCGATGACCATGCCTTTCGTTGGCCAGCAGGCATTTCCGGTGCTGCAATACATGGACGAGGTCAAAGAGGCCCGCACAGGCATCTCCAAGGCGTCTGCGGGCTTGGATGCTGGCGCACTACAGTCAAGCACCGCATCGGCCGTGCAGGCCACTGTGAGCGCCGCTCAGCAGCACATCGAGCTGATCGCGCGCATCTTTGCCGAGACCGGCATGAAGCGCCTGTATAAGCTGATCCTTGACATCGTGACGACGCATCAGGACCGCGAGCGCATGGTGCGCCTGTCGAACGCCTTTGTGCCGATCGACCCGCGCGTCTGGAACACGAACATGGACGTCGTGATCAACGTGGCGCTGGGCCGCGGCACCGATCAGGAGCGCATGATGATGCTGCGCCAGATCGGCGAGATGCAGAAAGAGGCCATGTCGACCATGGGTCAGCAGAACCCGCTGACCGACATGTCGAAGCTGGCGAACACGCTGAAGGCAATGACCGAGCTGGCTGGCTTCAAGGATGCGTCGCAATTCTGGAACGACCCAGCGCAGTTCCAGCCGCCGCCTGACGCTAACAAGCCGGACATCAACGAGCAGCTGATCCAAGTGCAGATCCAGCAGATCCAAGCCGACATCCAGAAGAAGGCGGCCGAGCTGCAACTTGAACTGCAGAAGGCGCAGATGATTGACGACCGCGAGCGCGACAAGCTGGAGGCCGACCTCTACGTCAAGGCGGAGGAGATGAAGGCCAAGTATGGCACGCAGCTCAACGTCGAGCAGATCCGCGCCAAGCTGGCCATCGACCGCGAGGTAATGAAGGCACAGGCTGACGTGATTAAGGAGGCTGCGCGTGAAAACTAAGCAGCAGGTAATTGACGACGGGGGGGCGGCAAAACGCCTCCTCGAGGACACAGATCTCAAGCGTTTCTTGGCTGAGATCGAGCAGGATTGCTGGGAGGAGTTCAAGGCTACGAACACCAGCGATAGTGGCGCCCGAGAGGCTGTCTACATGAAACTGCGCGGCGTTGAGCTGGTTCAGCAGGCGCTGCGTGCAATGGCAGATAATGCGGCCATTGAAAAACGAGGAAAATGACCGCATAATATAGAGGATTTGAGATGGCAGACGTCAACAACCCACAGGGGACTGACCTGTATAGCGCTCAATATGCAATCAGAGCAATGCTCGCACCCCAAGAGGACACTGCGGAAGCTACTGATGCGCTAGAGGCCGAAGGCGAAGAGATCGAAGACGATCAGGAGCCAGAGGTCGAAATGTCCGAAGCCGAAGAGGCCGAGGACGAACTCGATGACGAGTTGGACGAAGACGACGGCGACGAAGACCAATCCTTCGATCTGCTGTCGGCCACAGTTGAGGTCGATGGCGAAGAGATTACGGTTGAGGAGCTGAAGCGCGGCCACCTACGCCAGCGAGATTACACACGCAAAACTCAGGAACTCGCCGAGCTGCGCAAAGGCTTCGAGGCCGAGCAATCCGAGATTGAGCGTGAGCGTGCCCAATATGCTCAACTGTTGCCGGCCCTGCGCCAGCGCATTGAGATGGCGGCAGAGCAAGAACCCGACTGGGACACCCTGTATGAAACAGACCCCCAGATGGCGGCGAGAGCAGAGCGCCAATGGCGAAAGCAGCAGGAGCAACGACAAGCCCAGCTGGAAGCCGTTGATGCTGAGCAACAGCGCCTCGCACAACTGCAACAGCAGCGAGCTGAGCAGATGCGGGTGCAATACGTTGAGCAGCAGCGCCAAGTGTTGCCTGAGTTGATCCCCGAGTGGCGTGATACGAAGGTGGCGCAGACAGAGGCCGGAAAGATCCGAGAATACCTGCTCAACGAGGGGTTCTCGGAGGATGACATTGCCGGCTTGACCAATGCAACTCTCGTCAAGGTAGCGAGGAAGGCCATGCTTTACGAAACCGGCAGCCAGAAGGCGTCAGACGCAAAAGCAAAGCCCAAGCCACCCAAGGCCAAGACCTTGAAGGCTGGATCTCGCGGCTCGCAAGCCAAGCCGAAATCGGCACGCACCCAAGCGCAACAGCAGTTGCAGAGAACTGGCCGTCTCAAGGATGCGGCGGCCGCAATCAAAACTCTCTTGTGAGGACACTTAAATGGCTATCGTAACCAACACCTTCACGTCGTTCTCGGCGAAAGGCATTCGCGAAGAACTGGCGAATGTCATCAACAACATCTCCCCCGAAGAGGTGCCGCTGCAGTCGAACATCGGCTCGAAAAACGTCAGCAACACCTACTTTGAATGGCAGACCGACGATCTGGCAGCCGTCAGCACCACCGCCGTCATCGACGGTGACGACGTTGCGTCGTTCGACGCCACCGCGGCAACCACCCGCGTAGGCAACTATGTGCAGATCCTTCGTCGCACGATGATCATCGCCGACAACTTGGCAGCACAAGATCTGGCCGGCCGCAACGACGAGGTCGCCTACCAGATCGCAAAGCGCGGCCGTGAGCTGAAGCGCGACTTGGAAGCAACTCTGTGCCTGAACAACGCCAAAGAGGCTGGCAACAGCTCCACCGCTCGTGAGACCGCAGGTCTGGGCGCGTGGATCGCGACCAACGACAACTTCGGCACTGGCGGCGCATCGCCCACCGGCGACGGCTCGGACGCTCGCACCGACGGCACCCAGCGTGATTTCACCGAAACCATGCTGAAGGCCGCCATGCAGGCTGCCTACACCTCGGGCGGCAACCCGTCGATCCTGATGGTTGGCCCGTTCAACAAGACCCAAGTTTCGGGTTTTGCTGGCATCGCAGCACAACGCTACATGGCACCGTCGGACGGTCCTACAACCATAATTGGTGCCGCGGACGTTTATTTAAGCGATTTCGGGACCTTAACGGTAGTCCCCAACAGGTTCCAGCGTGAGCGCGACGCGTTCCTGCTTGACCCCGAATACGCGGCGGTTGCCTACCTGCGTCCGATCCAGAAAGTGGATCTGGCGAAAACCGGCGACGCAACCAAAGCGATGATGCTGGTGGAAGCCGGCCTCGAGGTTGGCACCGAGAAGGCCCACGGCGGCATCTTCGACCTGACCACGTCGTAATGACGAGCGGGGCGGCTTCGGCCGCCCCAATCACTTTCGGAGGGGATTATGAAAAAACGCCTATTCAGCCACGACGCCCAGCAGGGCATCACGAAATACTGGCACGTCAAGGACAACGGGGAATACGTCATCGAGACGGTGCAAGAGATTGAGAAGATCGCCGACGCAAACAAGCGCGCGGCCAACGACACGCCCGACAAGTGGGGCGATGTCAACAAGGTGGCATCTATCCCGCTTTCAGTGTATTATGAGCTGAAACGTCAGGGGATTGCCGACGATCCGGCCGCCATGAAGAAATGGCTGAACGACCCCGACAACAGAGTGTTTAGGACAAGGGCAGGTCGGCTGTGAGCATCACCACCTACACAGAGCTAAAGTCGGCCGTCGCTGACTTTCTCAACAGACAAGACCTTGCGTCGGCAATCCCGACGTTTATTTCGTTGGCGGAGAGCAGCTTCAACCGAGACATCCGCCACTGGCGTATGGATGTGCGCATCAGCATCACGCTTGACGCGCAGTTCGTCGACCTGCCATCCGGCTGGCTTGAGACCGTGAAGATCGTAAACGCGACTGGCGAGGGGCCGCAGGAGCTGGAGCTGATCCCGCTGGCTGAGATGGACGAGCGCCGCTTTGCGTCGAATGACACGGCCGGCGCACCGCGCTTCTACGCTATCAACGGCGGTAAGATTGAGCTGTATCCGACGCCGTCCGAGGCGTTCACGGCCAGCATCACATACGTGCAGAAGCCGACGGCGCTGTCTACATCTAACGCCTCAAACTGGCTGCTTGAGAACTTTCCAGACGTGTATCTGTATGGCTCTCTGGCGCACTCTGCGCCTTACCTGCAGGAGGATAGCCGCCTCGGCGTGTGGGCCGCCCTGTATCAGCAGGCGCTGTCTGCGATCAATCTTGATAGCGACAGAGCCAAATATAGCGGCACAGGGCTTCGCATGAAGTTGCGCGCCTTTTAATGCAAACGCGCTTAGGATATAATGGCGCAAACTAGAGGACACGACAATGAGCAACCCATTCCGCGGCATCGGTGAAAACCTGCTTGGTTTTCCGGCAGACATGGTCCCCGTGACGCCAAACGACAGCGCTGATAACTTGGGAACAGATCCAGCCAACGGCAAGAGCAACATTGCTATGGGCCTGTATATCGAGACCGGCGGCGACATCGTGATAACGACCCTGCGCGGCAACGACAGGACGGTATCTGTTGCGTCTAATTTTGTTTTAACCTGCGGCGTCAAGCGCGTTAAGGCCACAGGCACCACTGCCAGCGGCATCTTTGCACTGGTGACATAATGCTTCAGCGCAGCCTCGGGATACAGATACAACGCAGCTTTCGCCGATACAGGTCGGCGGTTTATAGCTGGATCTTGACGGCTGGGCTTTGGGATGACCTTGGCTTCTGGCGCGACACTGCATATTGGAATGACGGAGAATAACGATGGCAACTATTTCCAACGGCGAGAGCGGCAGCAGCGTCCGCACCAAACTGAATGAGATCATCAATAAGGTTGAGGGTGTCACCTCAATCAACAACGACGTCAAGCTGGGCGATGGCAGCAAAGCCATCTTCGGTGCTGGGTCTGACCTTCAGATTTACCATGATGGGGATAACAGCTATGTGAAAGATGCTGGCACTGGTTATTTAAATTTGCTTGGAACTGGTAGTGTTGTAGTTGGGCATCCGTCTAGTGGCGATGTATATCTAAATGCTAATTACGGTGGTGATGTTGAACTTTTCTTTAACAACAGCAAAAAGTTAGAAACCACCGCCACAGGCGTAGACGTCACGGGGAGAGCAGTAGTAGACGGACTTACTTCCTCTGCGTCTGTCATAAGCACTAGCAACTCTAACAGCCTTGGCGGCACAACATTTACCAGTGCGATT